GTTCCGGGAGCGTACAATCTGTGAACGCCACCCGCAAAGATCAACCGGGATACTTCCCTTGTGTACGGACTGTCATCCACAAGCGCCCACTTGGACAGGAAATGCTCACAGCGGTTCTCGCCGTCCCACTTGATAGCATCCACGATGTCAATGATGGGATTGTACTTGCGTTCATCAAACAGGATTCTCAGAGCGGCTGTGTGCTTGTCCTTTGAGTACAAACCGTAGTCCTGTTCAATATGGTTCATACTCCTTGCTTCATCCGCATCAGTCCAAGGGACAATATTCAGCTTTTGATTAACAGTAGTATGGATTTCTGCCCGGTTAGACAGAGCGTTGTACCGAATACCGCGATAATAGCTGTCGTGTTCCATAATGGTGACAAAGTTACTAATCAGCAGTTTCGGATTGCCATGCTTGTCAACGCAGTCAACCGTGAAGACAACCTCTGGTCTTGCCACCTCCAGTTCTTTTGAATCGTTGTTTCTGTCCATGATGCAATCAAGCATATAGCTTACCTTGTCTATATTCTTGACGGCGTAGGCGTACTCATCAGACTCCGGGTCTTCGGTTCGCTTGATTTTGTCTAAACGAATCCATTCATCATAAACCAGATGATATTCGTTTAGTTTTGCCTCTTCCCTACGCCGCTTTTCCTCTCGCTCTGCCCTCTTGATTGCAATCTCTTCGCTCTGCTCTTGGCTGAGATCGCAATCAATTGGCAGATTCAGTTTGAAGTCTGCATTGATTTTCTTCATCGCGTCCGAATTGGACTGCAACCCGCAAACTTCCTTAACAAATGTGATGGTGTCTCCGCTTGCCCCGCAAACAAAGCACTTAAACCAAGTGTCATTGTAGGAGAAGTTGAAGTCATCTCCATTGTGGATGGGGCAAGGGCATCTGTGATTTCTCCGGGGGGTGGACGGAGCATAAGCTGTCAGCACATCTTCCATTGTCACAGCATCGTGAATGGATTGCGCTATGTCATTCCAGTTTGCTCTGCCCCTCCCCTGTGTTTTGTTCGTCATAACCGCACCCTAACGCCCCGCAGAACGGGTCTTTCACTTTGTATTTGCATTTGCGACACACATAGATGCACACATTGCATTTGCCGCCCATCCCGTACTTGCTTATTACATGGGGTTCTGGACATTCTCGCATAAGGCATTGCGCGAACATCTTTCCTGTCACATTGCAGAGGAATGGAGCGTAAGACGGAACATACGCTTTCTTCTTATCACCCTGCCCCGTCCGAATCACCCCACAGATCGTTACACTCTGGTCTGTGTTTCAGCGTCCATGCAAGACATAAAAGATTCCAACAGAATGCCCGGTCATGCCGCTCATCAATCATATCGTTGTACCACTTGAGATAGTGACGGACGGCGCTATCAATGTAGCAGTGCGCGGGAATCCCACGCTCCCAATTTCTTTCCCCATATTTAGTCGCGCCCTCTTCAAAGTGCTTGGACACCTCAAGAAGCATCGTAGGAACATCCCAAGCGTAGTGCGTGGCATAACAGCAAAGCGCGTGGTAGATGAACTTGATATCGTGCGTCTCCATGAACTCTGCAATCAAGTAAAGCGGCTCACGGTCTTTCTTGATTTGCTCATAGTTCCCGGAGTAGTAGTCAAGCACTTGTCCCGCAATGTCCAACGGTAAAAGATCACATCTGCCTTTCCCATCGGATACATCGCGAACTGCCCCACTCGCAAACTCGCGCCTATTGCCACTGTCAGCTATTGCCAACTTCTATCATCCTTTCTAATGCTTCACGCATCTCATAATGTAGCAAATCACGAATCAGTTTCCCGCCCGTGTCAGAGCGCTCACACATGAGTATCGGACACTTGTATCTTGCCATCCATGTAATGAGCGATGCTATCATACTCTGCGGTTTCATCTGTGACCGATAAGCACCCGCATATGCGTTCTCCCATGATGAGCGCTCTATAAGGATATAAAGCCGAATTTCAGCGTCTCGCGCACGATTAAATTCCGCTCTAAATCTTTTGCGATCCCGGCAGAAGTTCCCGGCAATTTCTGTGAGACTCATTTTCCGTTCAACCGCTACTGGCAGATAAAACCAAGTGCCGTCTGGCAATTGTGTCTTTGCTGTGTAATCCCCTGCCAATAGCGTTTCGCGGACATAAGGTTGGAGATATTCCAAGCGTTTCTCCAGAGATGCGGTCTGCTGTTCGCGTGTGTCTATGCAGAAGACCATCTTGCTCAGACAGTCTTCTGCTTCAACCGGGTCAAGCGTTCCCATCAGAACGGGAGATCGCCGTCTGCCTCCTCAACCTCGGTGGCAAAGGCAGTAGGCTTGTTCGCCAGAGGCTTGTCCTTGGGAGTGCGGAACTTGCCCTCTCGGATGATATCCACGGACTCAGCCGCAATCGCTTCGGTAGTCCACCCGGTTCTGCCGTTGTACTCCCACTCCTTGTTGCGGTAGAGCAGTCCGATCTTCTTGCCCTTGAGTTTCTTCTCGTCCCAGTCAAAGGTAAAGCCGGGGTTAGATTCCTCAATCGCCCAGATGGTGTTGCCAAGGGAGCGCTTATTCCACTCGTCCTTATCGCTCCCGTCATCCTTGGGCAGACGGACACGGAAGATGCCGCGCCACTTCTTGTCCTCACGGTCGTTGTTGTCATAGTCGCGCTTGAAGATGCCAGAGTAGTCTCCCTCGCAGACATCGTGCGCGATGACCAGAGTCTCGCCCCAGTCATTGGACTCAACCTTGGCGCTCACGATCTGGCAGACATACCCACCCGCAGGGAGCGTTTCGCGCCCACCAGAATTTCTCTTGACTTCCACTTCAAATTTTTTCATTTTCGTACTCCTTATAAATAAAGTTTATTAGTATCCGTTTCCCTCAATCTCGCCCGTCTCTTCGTCAACCAGAGGGCAAAAGCAGTTGGGACTTCTTCCGTCAGCAATGTAGACTCCAGTCAGTCTGCATTGCTTTCTGGAATATGTTTCACACGCAGGGCATCTGTCACAGCAGACGGTATCTCCCACAAAGTAAAAGTAGGCAATGCGCTTGGTGTATCTGCGTACGCCGTCTGCTTGTGCTTCTATTGCGGTTTCTTTCGGCTTTGCCATCACAACCCCCAGTATTCCCGGACACATTTGTCCACATACCCCAAATCATTAGGAATCTTCAAACTGGGGAACATTCCCTCCGGGGACTTCGCGGTGGTGTACCCATCGCTCTGCGTGATGTAGTGATGACCCTCGCTATCCACAGCCGCAAGAAGCACGATATCAAAGCACCCCTCAAGCGTGAGGTACTGGTCAATCATCTTACCAACGGTTTTTGCCTTGACCTTGCCAGTGTTGGGATCAGTTTCAGTGTGATGCAGAAAATAGACAATCACATCGTCCGGGAGGGCGTAGTTAACGCTGTGGATGAGATTGCGGAACGAAACCGCCATATCGGTGTACTTCTGGTATCCGACTTCCTTTGCCCGGTCAAACAGTTCGTTGACCAAAAGGTATTGTGAATCGTCTATCACATACCGCTTCAGCTTGGGTTCTTTGAAGATGCCGCTGATGTCCTTGTAGGTAGCGCGGGTCTTGACTTTATAGTCACCTTTGAACGGTAACCGCCCTTTCTCCACGGAGAAGATGCCAGTCTCTTTCGGATTCAGTCCCTTGATGCCGTAGGACTTTCCGCTACCGCTTTCTCCCTCAATCAGAATCGGAACTCCCATGCGAATCTCCTTTCAGATGTTGCAAGCAAAAGACTTGCGAAGATCGCCCGTTTCGTAGCAGTATCCCCGGTACTTGAAGCAACGCTCACAGAAAATCTTGTGCTTGTCCGGGGCATAGTTCGTGGTGGGGTTCTTCACGGGATGTCTCCAACCGTCTGCGTGGTTAGTCTTATGCTCAATATTTTTGTGCGGGACGGGATGCTTAACTCCCATAGAAATTCTCCTTTCTAGTTTTCAAACCAACCTATGCTGATTTTTCCTGTGTAAGTGTTTCTCAGAATCTGCACGGTGCAGTTTGTATGTACCTCTTCTTCGTCATAGATGTTGGAATCCACACCGTTTTGCGCTTGCTCAAGTGCGTTTGCCGCTTGAGTAATCGTGTCTGCCAGTTTTGCGAGTTCGCGCAGTTTGGCAATCAGTTCTCCGTATTCATCCATACTACTTCACCGTGAACACCGCAAGGCAAAGCAACAGGAAAAACACGATGATACAAGTTGCGATAAAGGATGTCGTGTTGTTGTGCCTCAACCAAGCATCACCTCTCTTACAAAGTTGCAGTGATTGCATCGGAACGCTGTGCCGACTCGCTTTGCCTGTCTCCCGGTGGAATGGTGGGTGATCTGCCCCTTGCAAATCGGACAATGATACTTGTACTGGAAACGCCGCTCACCGTCTTCGCGCTTGCTTGCAATCTCTTTGTTGTACGCGATGATGTCCAGAGGATGCTCCACAACGATCTGACAGAACCGCTTGTAACCAAACTTGATATGCTCAAACAGATTGGTTACATCAATACTGGTCAGTTCCTGTCCATATCCTGCGGCGAAGCGTTCCAACTCGCCCTGCGCTACAAGGTCTTTCTCGCTGAGTGCCGTGCCGTAGTCAAGCGCCGCTCTCTGCATGATCGCGATAATGAGATTGTCAAACCCGTCTTCATCAATGTCCGGGTGCATCATCTTGTGCTTGAGGAACGCAGTGTCGGACAGCTTGCGGAACTGGACTTTCTTCTCTTTGATGTTCTTCAGACGCTCTTCGTAGGATGTGTCTGGTTCTCTGCCCTCTGCGGCGGCGCGTCTGCGCTCTTTGGAATACTCTTCTTGCACCTTGTTGTGGAGCGTGGAGTAATAGCCAAAGATGCGTTCATAGTGCATGGATGCTTCAAATAGTGTCATCACGCAACCCCCAACAGCTTGAGGCAACCGCCCACGATGTAGCACACCGCGATGCAACCAATCATTAGAATCGTCATGCAGACAAGCATCTCAACAAGCTTCACTACCCATCTGCGAAACTGAACCTTAGTCATGCTCTTTCTCCTTTCATAAGAGACAGACTTCCGTGCCATACTCTTCCTTGATGACCGTCTTCAGATCGGATTCCTTAATGTACCCTTTTGCAATGCCGTCAACGGTGTAGTTAAAGGCATTAGCAAATTCTTTGAGTTGGTCATCGTCCGTGCCAAACTTGTCTTTCAATGTGTAGAGCATGATTGTCAGAGCGCCCTGCGTTCCGTCATTCATCCCGCGCTTATAGGCTTGCTCTACATCTGCCTGTGTCCGGGGTATCTTGCGCGGGTTAGGTTTCTTGCCCATCAGTGTCCCTCTGTTCGCACAGATAAATCCACTCAGCGAAGCAGTCCAGATCACCTCTGATAAACTCGCGGATGCGTTTCTCTGTGGTCAGTTCTTCAAGGCAGTCATCACAGTAATAGCCGCCGCACAGTTCATGCTCTTCAAAGGGTTCTCCGCACTTCTTGCAGTAGACCGCTTGGACAAACCGGGTGCTACCACACGCAGGGCATTTGATGAAGCGTTCCACATACCGGGGTCTGACTTCATCGTGGACAACAAGGTCTTCCCCTGCATTGTCCTCATTGAACTTCTCGCCGCAGTCAGCACAAATAAAGTCAATCATCAGACACACCACTTTTCTCTCAGAGTCTTGATGACCCGCTCCACTTGTTCCTGTGTTTCGCACCCTAGCAATGCGGTCTGCTTCTCCCGGTTGTATTCCCGGATGCGCTGTTCGTAGGGAGGCATGATGATTTTCTTCTTTGTCTTTTTCATAAGACCCGCTCCCTAATCTCTTCGCACGGAATGCCGAACTTCCTATGAATCAGTTCTAGATCGCCAAGCGTTAGCCTACTTGGGTCTGCTAACTTCTTCCGTGCTGTCGGTTCGCTACACCCAATCGCGGTTGCTAGGTTCGCACCGTTGACTTCGTACCCTAGCAACAGGCGCTTCATCGGATGTGTGCTGTCTCTTACTCTTGGCACTCACATCTTCCTTTCCTAAGTATTTGCAAAATCTTCTTGACATTGCGGTTTGGAAAGATTAAGATGAGTTTGCCTACACACCTTAATATCTTTCCAAAAACCCGCAGAAATGGGGGTGCAGTTTGTTATTGCCCTTACCACTTCACTTAGTAGTTAAGCACACGAATAAGTATTTGTCAAGCATATATTTTATTTTTGGGGGAAAAATTTTATGGAGACAAAAGAAATCGTCCGACAGATAGAGTTGCGTTTAGCAGAACTTGGTATAAAAAAAGGCGAATTTTATAAATTAACAGGCGTATCAAGTTCTTCGTATTCTCAATGGAACACTGGCATAGCGCAACCGTCCCGTGACGCATTACACCGCATTGATGCAGTTTTAGGAACTTCTTTTGAACAGTCCAGTAAATCGGACAATATCTTTGATAAGATTCAAATGCTCCAAGAACTGCGGGATTCAGAACGGGCATTACTTGCCGTGACCAAGACAATGACCGATGAAGAAATCCGCAGAACAACCGAATTTATCAAGTCTTTAAAGGGTGATGCTAATTGATTGAAAACGCCGATTTCTTTGTCCGCGAGATTGACTTCCCCGCCGGGGTACATCGCGCAGGGTTCGTGATCCTCAACCCGGACGGCACTTATTCCGTCTATATCAATGCAAGGGCATCTGAAGCGCAAAAAAGAAAAGCCATGCAACACGAATACGCGCACATGGCTAATGATGATATGTATGGGGATAAGAGCATCTTATCTATGGAAAAAGTGTAGATTTCGCACCAAAAATCCTATTAAAAAGTGTCCAAAGTCTTGCAAAAATTGCAATAATATTGTCATCTTGGAGCATTATCATGAAAATACCAACTCCAGAAAAGACACCCAATGGGTACTACAAACTCCGTATGCGACTCGGAGGGAAGAACATTGTCATCACAGGCGCTACTGCCGCAGACTGCCGCAGAGAAGCAACAGCTATCAAGTCGGAGCATCTTACCGGGCGCGTGGTGCAAAAGAAGTGTGACACCACGCTGACATCCGCTATTGATAACTACATTGCAAATCGTCCTAAGCTATCACCAAGCACCCTGCGCGGGTATAAGACAATCCAAAAGAATGTTTTTATATCCGCTATGACCCAAAAACTGGACAGCATTGACTGGCAGAGCGTGATAGACAACGATGAACACTCACCAAAGACCATCCAAAACGCATGGGGTTTTATCGCGTCCGTCTACAAGGAAAACGATATGCTCCCGCCGAAAGTGCGTCTCCCGGCTAAAATTTCGCGTGAGAGGGCGTTTTTGCAACCAGAGCAGATACCAGTCTTCCTTGAAGCTATAAAAGGCGAGAACTGCGAAATAGCCGCCCTGCTTGGTCTGCATTCCCTACGCCGATCTGAAATACTGGATGTTACCCGCGCAGATGTGGATTTGGAATCCGGGATTATCCATGTCCGCGGAGCGGCTGTGATGGATGAAAACTGTCATGTAGTTCACAAAAAGACCAACAAAAACGCGACTTCAACCCGCGATGTGCCAATCATGATTCCCCGCCTTAAAACGCTTGTGGAGCAATTTGGTGGCAAAAACAGCGATTATCTTGTCTCTTGCCACCCCAATAGCATCTGGCGAGAAGTCAACCGTGTCTGCCGTCAAAACAATCTCCCGGAGATAGGAGTCCACGGTCTGCGTCACTCTTTCGTTTCCCTTGCGTATCACCTCAAGTGGTCAGAAATCGCCACCATGAAAGTTGCGGGGTACGCAGATTACGGGACGATGCGAAAAATCTACACACATCTTGCCGAAAGTGACAAGAAAATCAGCGTGGATTCCATGAAAAACTTTTACACTTTAGTGAAATAGAGGGCATTTTTAGGGCAAATTGAAGCTAAACTTTATTACTTCTTGGGAAAAATTAGTTAACTCAAAAAGTAACTTCTAAAACCCGCAAACCATTGATAACACAAAGAAAAATCCCTAGAACCATTGAAGATTCTAGGGATTCTTTTTGGTGCGCGAGGCGGGAGTCGAACCCGCACATCGTAACCTATACCCATTGAAAACACTAGGTTTTCTAAGCGGCAGGGCAAAAGTAGGGCAAATACAAATTATGGAATTTCCTGTTACTGTCCCACAGCAGCGTCATTATTGCCAAATTTGGCATGATATCGCATCAGCATGGTTGCCACTTCTGCGCGGGTTACGGGATCATTCGGTCTTCCGTCCATCATGATTTCGTTGCGCTCTGCCCACGACATCGCGGTGTCATACCAGTGCGTCTCAACCGGGGTAATAACGCTGTTGACTTTGTCCACCAGATCGTCCATCCTCTCCATTAACCAGTCACCGGGGCAAGACTTGTTTGCGAACCACCTATGAACTGTAAGCAACATCTCATTGGACTTCGGCTTGTATGCAAGCGCGGTGTCCTTATCTGCAATCCAAACGAGTCGCGTCTTTCCGTTGCGCTGACAGATGTTAATGCAGAGGCGAACGAGCGTTGTATAAACGATAGGACGAAACGCCCACGGAGCGGTTGTGTCTGAAGCGCACTCAATGGTGACTGCTCGGTTGTCGTTATCAGAGGATGAGGAACAGATAGAACGACTGTCCTCTGAAACAAATAACCCAACTCGCCCATCTTTGTCAATTCCGTAGTTGGAAGATGCGACTTTATTTGCTTTAGAGAACTCTGCTCCAAGCGCCTCTATAGAGCATTGACCTACAACGCAATGCGGCGTGATTCGCTCAATAGCAACCGTGCGTTTCCCTTTGTTGTGGGGAGATAGCTTTGTATAGACAACTAATGAACTATTGCTCATGTTATCCTCCGTAGATTAAAGTATCCTAAACTACCTCTGGAAGAAGCCCGTTGATTTGAAGAATTATAATTCTTCTCGCTGACACATTTTCGTTTTCGATTACAAGTGTGTCGTTGCTCTGCGTGTCAACATTTACTGATATACCAGATGCGGAAGCTATTTGTGTAAGAATAATCCCAGAAGATGCACAATATATATTTGTTTGCAACCCGCTAGAAGAAAACACAATTGCCATATCAAGTGTGGAAAATTTGAGTTTAAGAGTCCCAGAAGCATTTACATTCCACGATGAACTCTTTGGCATATCATTCAATGCGCTCTTTACAACCCCGGATGTCGGGATGTGGTTGTTATCGTTCGTCAGCGTGGAAGTATCAAGCGTCTTTGCGGAAACGCTACCAGAACCGCCGCCAATCAAAACGCCGCTTGCATTGATGGTGTTTTGCTTACCATTCAACTGCGTTTCAACATCCGTAACTGTGACATTCGTGCCGGGGGTGATAGTTCCACCCGCAGAAATCGCAGAAGTGACGCGATAGAGCGTGTCGTTGTAGATGAGCAAATCACCAACCGCATACGCCTTTGAAGCGGTAGAGGTTGCCTCTACTGTGGTGATGGAACTCGCGGGAGCGGCGCTGATTGAGGACGGGGAAAGTTTGCTCTTGATATAGTTGAACACAAGTGCAAGACTAAACTTTCGCGTAATGCCGCCGCCCACACCCGCAAGCACATCTGCATCAAGGACTTCACTCGCGGCGGGGAGTTCGCTTATTTTCATTCCATTTTCAGCCATGTTTTACCCCTCCATCAGAGCGGATCGTTAAGCGTAAGCGTGAGCGTGAGGTTAAGGACTGCGGATTCGTAGGGTTGGAGAGTTACGGGCGAATCAAAAAGTTCACGGTAGACCATAACATTATCTGTCGTGTAAGTAGAACCGCCGCCACCAGTAGCATAATAATGATATATAGTACAAAGTACGCCCCACTCTGCAAGAGTAACAGGACTTTGCGTCTGGTTTTGAACAACGCATTTTACAGTCTTTGTTGCAATTCCGTTTGCTTTATCATAAGTTAATGCTTCGTTGCTAACCGACAGTTTTGTAACATCAACTTGCGAAATCACATGATAATCACTAGCAGATGGAGTTTGCGTACTGCTCCCAAATCTAAAGGTATTATAACCATCACTAGCGTTAATACTATACGCTCCCATTGGAGTTGTTGCTCTCAATAGCAAATTTGGTAGACTGTCTGGTAGTGTTGATCCGCTATAACTTGTCAGCGTGTCCATTCCATCCTCAATGTTTCCAAGGAGATACAAGTTCTTCAACGCTCTCCAGTTGTTAGTCCATGTACCGTTCATTCGCTTTCCTCCAAATCAGCAGTGATGCTAATGCTCCCATCAAGCGTGGGAGAAAGCACCGTAATGTTCATAGATTCTGTCGGCATGGTTTCCTGTGCAATCTGCATCTGCGGCGTAGCGCCGAAACCGCTGACAGGCGGGACAATCGTACCAAGGTCAACCTTGACTTCGCCCTTGCTAAGATACGCGCTTGCGGTCATACTCTGTGAAGCAAAATTCAGCACGGGCAACGCAAGTCCGTAGTTCAACACGATGATGGTTTCAGATTCAACGCTCATGTTTGCCGAAACTTCACCGTTTGAGTTGATGCGCTCCGTTGCCCATCCCTTTAGCTGTCTGCCGACTGCGATTCCCGCAACAAAAGCGTTCTTATCGTAGTTCACCAGACCACCTCTGTTTCATGCCCCTGTGCATCACGAATCTTCACGGGGCGATTCTGCCCATCAAAAAACACAGCGTAGGAATTGACATTACCACCGTCTACAATCTCGGAAAAACTGCCGTTATCCCATTGCGAGAAGTCCATCTGCGTTGTCTGCCGTAGACCCACAATATCGGTGTACTCACCGAAATATATTCCTCGCGTTTTGTTCTGCGAGTTGAGATACCACATCTGCAACTCATTTTCGGCTTTGCGGATATAGCCTTGCAGAAGTCCCGTGCCGCTACCCGCACCAAGAATCAGCGTTGGAATGTATGTGCCGCTCACAAGGTCAAAAGCAAGCTGTGTCTTTACTAACTCGTTGTAAGCATAGGTGTAGACTGCCCAATCGGTAACTTCGGTTGTAGCATAAATCTGATTTCCGTCTGCATCAGTGGGATAACCGTCAACCGTATGTCCTACTGGTTCTGCTTGCCAGTAAAGCGGCTGACCGTATCGGTTGGTAGCTTGCACAGGCGGGGCAATATCTCCGCTACTCTCCGTTTCTGTGAACAGCGCAATGCCCGTTTCCGTTTCAAGCGTCAAGCCGCTCTCTGTGATAATCTCTACATTCCGCTTTAGTGTTCCTGTGACAAGCTGAATGTACTGGTCTTGAATCCGAATGAAGTTATCGTCAGAGGTATCGCCAAGGATGTACTTGCGAATCCGTCTGCTCGTAGACAGACGGTCAACGGTCAATTCTGAAACATCACCAGTTTCAGCGTACAAGCTGTCCGTGAAAATTGCATCTGCTCCAAGCGCACCGTCAAAGATATATCGTCCTGTGGTGGGGTCAAAGTAGATTTGGTCTTTCATAACCCCGTCAATCAGACCACGGAACACCATCTGATCGGAGTTGAGCGTCACATCACTCTTGCCATCTGACCGCTTGATTTGCAGTCCATTCTCACGGGAAATCTCCGTGCCGTAATATGACTGCCCAAGGGTGACTTTGCGCTTCAGACTGCGGTCTACATACGATGTGTACGGATACTCATGGTCTACTTCCTCTTCGCCCGGAGAAGTCAGTACAGATGACTCAATCACATCGCAAGAAGTAGAGATGCCGAAACAAGCACCCGTTACAGTCTTGCCGGGGAGTCCGACTGTTACAATGTCCCCAAGTTCCAGAGCAAGGTTAGCAAACGCACCATTCGCTGTGTACGCTTGATAACGAGTACCCTCAATCACATCAAGCATATCGTCAGCGGTATCTTGCGTTGCCCACGGGCAGTCCGTAGTAAGCACTCGCCCGGTGTCATCACCCGCGCTGAATGCGTTCTCATCAGACCAGTAGACCGTCACCCCGCTCCATGCGGTAAGCTGTTCAGCGGCTGTGAGACTTGCGGCATTTGTGCCAAGATTCAGCGTATCCGTGCCGCCCGTAAGTGGGATCAGACGCAGTTTGCTCTCCGGGGTGATTGTCCAGTTACCGCAGTGTGCCGCCGCAATGTACCCAAGCACTTCGCGCATGGTAAGGTCATTCGGATAGTCAACCATGTACCCTGTGCCGCTGTTGATGACCGTGCGACTGTCCACCGTGATTCCCATGATGGACGCAATCTCCGTCACGACATCTTCCATAGGCTGTGGGAATGTAGCAAACCCAGTCACATCCGCATAGCTTTTGCCGTTCGCTCCGTCTGCCAAAAGCATTTTGTCATAGCAGTAAAGCGATAGAGTCCCAGTAGACTTGTTTACAGTCCTAGTGTCAATATAGAAAGTGCCAAGCACAATCCATTCGCTAGTCTGCGTTCCGTTCGTGATGCGAAAATACGGAATCACGCTTGCCATGCGGGGAATATTCTCAGATGCCTCAAAAATAGAACACTCAAATGTTGATGCCACACAGCACCCAACTGTCGGCGTGTTCCCGGAAAACATATTGCGATTAATTTTGGGGAGCGAATCGCCGCCACCTAAAGATCTCGCAATGTCCGTCATGCCGTAGTCTGTGCCGTTGATAGTAACTTTCCACTCAACGCTGTGCTGTGCGGCAAATATCGTATTGTAGAGTGCGCTTGTAGTAAGCATACGCTTTACACCTCTACTAGCGGGAATGTAATGCTCTGAATATCATCGTTTGTACGGTGAATGATGTAGGTTGTCTTCACATTGTTGGAGTACATCGTCATTTCTTTTGCGGCATTTGTGCCGGGGTACGGAGTGACTTTGACTTCAATCGTTTCTGGCAAAAGCAGAGCGTGGAGAGAGGCAATATCCGTCTTGTGCATGGGGACGGTGCTAATCTCCATCTTCTCTTTGCTTGCGACTCTTCCACGATGCATCAGTCCAGTCATATCGCGCCCTGCATCTGGTGCTTCAACATCGTTGCGGGAGAATGTAACACCACCGTACTTGATCCATTTGGTGATATCCACCCAAGAGTTTCCGCTCTTAATCTCTACGGTCATGTGTTACACCCCCGCCGCTCTAGCAAGGCGATTCTGCCCCGCTTTAATTTCTCTGCTATCCAGATATACATGGACGCTCTGACCCTTGCCAAAGCCGCTCATAGCAGAACTCACAGCGTCATATACGCCAAGACTAACTGCGGCAACAATGTCATCGTTGTTCGCAACAGCGGTTTTGCCGCCGATGCTACCAACCAGTTCCGCTCCGTTTTCACGGGCAATGAAGAGCGAACCCTCATCCGGGAAGCCACCGTCAGCAAACTTTCCAGAATAATGACTGTGTCCGTTTGCGTTGATAGTCGTGCCGCCCAACTGGTCATATGCACCAACAAGACCCCACACAACATTTGCGAGACTGCCCAGTACGCCCATCTGATCCAGAGCGCCGCCAATGATGGTGTTGGAAAATACTCCCCAGTTATCAGCAGTAGGAGTAATCACACTATCAAACGCCTTGCCAAGTTCGTCTGCCTTGTTGCCCGTCTCCCCCATCTCATTGCGGGTGTCAATCATGATGTCCTTGAATGCCTGTCCGAAATCTTGACTGCTATTCTTCCCCTCAATCATGTTTTCGGTGACACCTTTTGCCATTAGCGCCGCTTCGGTGGTGACATCAATCTGAGCGTCATGAACAAGCAATTGCGCGTGTTCCCACGCAGACTCCCAGTCACCGTTCATGACATCCTGTACGATGAGTCCCAAATCCTCAACGATCCAACCGATCTTCATGCAGTAACCCTCAATCAAGAATCGGACTTCGTTAAGGAAAAACAGGATGGTTTCGCGCAGTTTCGTAAGGTCAATACCAGTCTTGTCTTGAATGTTGACAAGCAGACCGTCAATCGTGGAGATAATCCCCTGTGAGAAAGTGTCCACGGTAGGAACGATGACATTGTTCAGCACATCGTTAACCGTACTGCCAAGACCCGCGACAATCGTTCCAAGACCCTCAAACGCCTTTTTCCAGTCACCAGTAAAAACACCAGTGATAAAGTCAACCAAACCATTGAACATATTTTCAATGTCTGTAATGATGGGTTCAACCTTATCTACAAGGTTTAGCCAGAACTCCGCAATGGGAGCATCCTCAAACATGGTGGACGGGTCAATACCAGTAGAACCGCCCCCGCCACCTTTGCTCGGCTCGTTCAAGCGGTTAATCTCATCAAAGCCAAGAAGTTGGTTCTTCCACTCCTTTGCTCCACCCGCGCCCTTTTTCATATTGTCTGCGAACTTGTCAGACACCCCAAGCGCTTTGAGATAGGTAGTCCCGGTGAACGCAGAAATCAACTGAGAGATAGCATTCGCCGCAGAGATTACAAGGTTAATCAGCGTAATAAGAATGGGTTCAATCGCCGCAAGCAACGCCGCAAATGCCGCGCCCAACTGGTTCTTCATCTGCGTAGTTGCAGACTTCATCCTGTCTAGCGACTCAGCAAAACGATGACCCTCTCCCTCAATCCCTGCGCTAAAGAGATACGCATTCTCCAGTCCCTCTTTGAACGCTTGAGTGATTTCCTTAATAATCGTGCGGAGAATGCGGTACATAGCAATGCGCTTCAGAGACGCAAGCAAAGTCCCCATCTTACTTGTTGCCTTTTCGGTGCTATTGGAAAGTGCATCAATAGCCTTTTGCGTCTGGAGAATCTGCCCTCTAAGCGCAATTGCTTTTTGCACATCCCCCGCCTTGAACGCATCTTGCATTGCACTCTGCAATCCGTTCAGCTTGCCCATTAAAACTTCCGCTTCGCTGAACTGAGAGATCAATTCTTGCATACCGTTAGAAACGGGAATTGGCGTACTAACAGTCTGCTTCACACTCTTAGCGGTAGATGCAACTTGCTTGAGGTTCTGAACCGTCTTGTTAAACGAGTTTCCATGAATATCATTGATTGTGACAGGACTGCTAATTTTCCCAAGCGCATCTGCGAAATCATTTAGCTTGGGAATTGCTCTTGTAAGCGCGGCAGAAAGCTTGGAGATAGAAGAAGTAACTTTGCCAATCTCGGTTGCCGCGCCACTAGCACTATGTACAATTTCTATTTCCAGACTTTCAAGCGTATCTGCCACTTAATCACCCTTTTTCATGTTTCGCTGTTTTTGTTGCATTGCGCGTAAGACTTCACCCATCTTCTTGTATTCCTCTTGCTCTCTCTGTGCCTTTTCTTCGTCTGTGAGCGGAAATATATCAAACGGGTGATCTACATAGTCTTGGCGCTTTGCACCTTTCTTGGAAAACACATTCGCCATACAAACCGCAAGCGCATCATAAAAGTACAAACCTTGAATCCACGCTTGCTCGTTTTCGGTTTTGCGTCTTATCCTATATGCATCACGATAAACTGATGCTAAAAAAGGAGGTTCATCCCAGAACTGCTCTAGGGTCATACCCATAGCTAAAAACTGCGGACAAACCTCCCAGAATATTTCTTCGTAAGTCGGCGAATCTTCGTTACTTAGAACTTGATCGCCATTTTGCGAGGGTTTTCAGAATCCTCACTGGACACAAGTGCCTTGAACGGTTCGGCATAAAGCTTGCCAAGATAAGCAACCTCTTCGCCGCCAAGTCCGTTCAGACCGTCAAACAGAATCGTGTCCGTCTGCTCTCTCGTCATGCTCGGATGGTGCATAAGGAATGCACCCCAGAACAGGAGAGGAATCATCGTCATAGGAGAGGAATCAATCTTGTTCAGATCAAGTCCCGCTCGCTCAACTTTGACAACCGTCTTGCGGGAATACTCAAGCGTGTACTCCCTGCCGTTTTCCGGGTCGGTAATGACCATCGGTTTCACAATCTCTTTCGTGGTATTGCTCATACTCTATCTCCTTATCACTTGTGGGGCGGTTTTTAAGCCGCCCCGTTTGTTTGTTAGGTACTGGTAACAGTAGGCGTAGCGAACAGATAATCGCCCTGCGGCAGAATATTCGCGTTGTTCTCCAGAACGGAGTCAACATCCGCGCCGCCAAATCCAAGGGCAAGGGGTTCGCCGGGGAAGAAGAACGAGTCAAGACCGCTACCCAGAGGATAAGCAATCTCAAACCACATCTGCTTGCCGCCGCTCAGACCCGCATAAGCGGTAACGCAGTTCTCCCACGCAGTACGGAAAGCGGCATAGTCGTTGACCGTGATAGCGATAGAACCACCAGAATCGCCAAGACCCTCAATGTAGGTATGGTTCTTAGTGGCAGACAGAGGGGTAGACTGAAGCGTGTTGGGATCGTTGAACAGGGCGGGAATAGCCTTGCAACCCGGAATCTCCGTATAAGCGGAAGAGGGGCGAGAACCCGCAGACTGCTCCACTGCATAGCGCACGATCATCCCTGCCGTGCTGACAGCATTTGCCATGTTGCATTCTCTCCTTAAATAGATGTGATGGGCATTTTGTCTTCGCCGCCGATAACCCGGCGAAAACGGGCAATTACCGTGAACAAATCGCCGCCGTCAATGGTGGTTTCTTGAAATTCCCGGTAATACAATTCGCTGAATGCCGCCCTTGCAACATCCATGATGGCATATGCTTCAGAGGCGGCTGTGTTGGATTTGTTGCTGACTACTTGTATTTCAAACGCAGACTCCCACTGGACATCTTGGAAGTCCAACTGCGTGTACTGGAGTGGACGGTTTCGGTCAATCTCACGGATATAGCATGACGGAAACTTGGACGGTTTCGGCACATATCGGCTAGTACAACTCGCAGAGGGATACTTTGCCCGGATAGCATCCACAACATAGGAATAAACGGCATTCCGTGTATATTTCATTTAGCCATTACCTCCTGTGCGATGCGTCTTGCATTTGCCCTCATTGCTTTCTCGGCGTTGTACATAGGCATCTGCGCGGGTGTTCCCGTCAGTTTCTCTTTGTTGTACCACCAGAATCCAGTTCGCCAAAGCTTTTGCTCATGCTCGGCAGACCAAGAACCCCATGCAACCGGGACTGATGTGTCATAATGTGCGTCAACTTGATCGCCCGTGCCAAATTCTACAAAGTAGACATCCGCTCCGCTCATGACAATCTTATAGCCATTGCGAATCTTGACAGGACTCTCAACCGTCACATCATTGTTTCCATACTCACCCGTAATGGATGCTCTTGCCGCCTCAACGCCAATTTCTGCAAGCCTACGACAGATTTCCTCAAGCTTTGGCTTGATTTGCTCTTTGTAAGTCTTGAGTGCGTCCAGAGCGCTTTGACAGGATTCTGGTGACAACTCAATTGTGATATGCTTCTTCATGTGGACGGAATCTCCTCATGGGAGACATCCAGTTCTTTGAGCGCAAGCGTCAGACCGTTAATCGTCCTCGCAATGCCCGTACACTTGTGGGTATGCGGAACATCGTCATAGGACGCTCCGGGTGTCACGCCAAACCAAAAGATGGTATCCGTGGTGAACGGAGTGGTAAGATCATCCGTAACTGCGCTCATCGTGAACGGATTGTCAATACCAAACGCTTCAATAGCGGCTTGACCTCTCCCGCCAGACACATTCATTCGTGCCTTGACAGGCTGAGAGTAGCTTACCGTGTACTCACCAGTGTAGTTACCCTCTTCGTCAACAACCTCTGAAACGCCTTGGTATAGCGCATACCAGATTGTTCGCTTATCGCGTTGAGTAGTTCTCAACCTTAACCACCAATCCTCACATAAGGCGTAACATGACGGGTATCGCGGATGTAACCAACCATATCGTCATAGCTGAAGTGCCTATGCACACCGTTCTCAATGTGCGTCTGCTCTCCCTCCGCACCCGCATGGGTGTACCCGGCGATAACTGCGTAAATCTGAACACCGTCATATCTGCTCGGCAAATCAGTAACATCTTCTGGTACGCCGCCGATGTCCCAATAAAGCCAGTTCAGAATCTCGCTCTTTGCAAGCGTAAGATAGGTATTCAGCTTTTCATCGCTCGGCATTTCGCCGCCGTCTTCAAGTAGCGTCTTAATTGCCGCGAGTTTTTCTGCGTCTGTCATAGTCAGCAACTCCATAAGTGGGGAGAGGTTTTATCCTCTCCCCTGTTGGTTGATTAGGTGGACGGGAAGGACTGAGCAGAGGCGTAGATACCCGCAGTCTTCTGGTGCTTCACCCAAGCACCGTGGTACTGACGGAAGTCATACATCCAAGCCTGTGCCTGCTGATTCACAGCGGGACTGAAGATGCGAGGGAGGGCAAGCTTTTCAACCTGCATCACAGCGGACGGGTGGATAATCATGTAGTTGATGGTGCTACCAGTAGCGGTATAGCCGCCAACATCGTCATGAGAATCCGGCTGTGCCAGAGTGATCTCGGTGTTGAAGCGCCCGGAGGGAACGGTGATGAGACGCATATCGTTGTACATCAGAACATTGTAGTCAATGTTGTTGTCACCGTTCATGACCATGCGGGTCACGCCGCCCTTAATCAGCTTGTAGATGGTGGGGTTGACAAACAGGATACGACCCTCATACGGAACTTCCGCATCGTCCAGAGCGGCAGTCGCATCGTCAATAGACGCAATGACCTGCGCGGAGGTGGACAGAGTCTCGGTATCCTTGTTAGCCGCCGCCGCACCGTTGCAGTAGGTAGCGAAGCGCAGAGCGTCAGTCTCCGGGACAACCTTGGTACGCATGAACTCGCCGCCAAGAGTGCCAAACGCCATCTCAAGGGACTCGCTGTTGTCAGCAATGTCCACAAGGAACTGTCTGCCGCGATCCCACTGCGGGGTATAGCCGCGCCAACCCGCATTCACATCGCCGCGAACAAAGCCTCCGTCACGGTCATAGTCGGCAAGACCGCCCATGTCAGTCTCAAAGAGGTAGAAAGTGTGGTACTCCGGGTCAAAGCGGACACGATCCTGCGCGGTGTCCAGAATAGCGGACTTGCTCTCAGCCTTGTAAACGCCGTCCAGAATGGGCAGATAGCGAGAAGCAAGACCAATGGTATTGTCAATTGCGGGGGAAACAGTGGTAGCCATAGTGCATTTCTCCTTATAGTTTTAGATAGGAGGCAGACCCGCATATCGGCGAAGTTTATTGACTTCGTCCTTATCAACATCTGCCGAAGTTGGAGGAGAACCCGCTGTGAGTTTCGGCTGTTTATTCAGAACGGACTCCTCAATCTGTTTGGTTTTCTCTGCTAAGAATGTCTGCTGACACTCAAGGATTGTGGAAGTATCTCCATCTGCCATAGCTTCAGCCGCCTTGAGCGCCAAATCTTTGTCGTAACCAAGAGCAAGACAATTGGCGATATAGCCGCTAACGCTCTTGTCCCTGCGGAGTGTGCGAAGTTCTTCCTCCACTGCCGCTTCATGCTCCTTGCGCTCTGCCTCTGCTCTCTCTGCCTCCGTTTGCTTCTCACGAAATTGCCGTTTCCACTCGGCGGCATCTGAGTTAGCCTTGGAAAGCGCACTCTTCAGTTTGGTCACCTCATCGGTGTCCTTGGTTTCTGGAGGATTAAACTCATACGCTTCAAGCGCCGCAAGCTTTTCCTCCGCAGTCATCTCTTCGTAGTTCTCAATCGCGCTAGTGTCAATCTTCATTTGTCTTCTCCTTGCGTTTTAAGGACTTCCCTGTCCGTGCTTTCCGTTTTTAGGACTTGTCATGTCCAGTGTGCGATTTAAGACTTCCCTGTCTATTACATACATACCTTTTGGGTATGTGGGTTGATAAGGTAAAAAATTACTCGGTCTTCAGCTTTTCATTCAGAATGTTCCAAGCCGCACAGATCGCCGCAGAAAGGGCGGCGGCAACAACCGGGGCAAGCGCTTTCCACGCTTCGCTGATATCCGGGGGAAAACCACCATTCAGAATGATGCAAATCTCCGGGATAAGTACACCGCAGAAACTCTGAACGAAAGTCTTAAAAGTTCGTACAAGCCAGTCTGGTGCTTTCATGTTCTATGCTCCTTATAAAGAGTCTTGATATCATTCTTGATGACCGCAATGTCTGTCTGAATCTCAATGAACCGGGAGGCATAATTGTTGTGATCGTCAAGCCGCTTTTCAACCCCGGCGAGTCGGTCATCCAACTTTGCGTCCCTCACAGCATCGTCCACTTTGCGCTTCGTTGTCTGTTGACGGGAGATAATCCATTGCCCTAGCACAGCACATATGCCCGTGATAATTGCTACTAACACAGGATCGCTCATGTCTATCCCCCTTTACGAAAACAAAAGTTCGCAACGACAGTTAATGTTGTTCTCTGGCAACGCGAACAGTCCGGGAGCAGTTGCGTGGTCACCGTCAAAAGTGTAGAAGTCATCATTGATTCCAACGGTCACCATTTCAAGGTACTGATGCGTATCGCGGACTCGCTCATCTGCCATCGTAACCCAAGTCTTGGTTCTCGCTCCGTCATGCTTTGCAGTTTTAATCGCGGCAGTATTTGCGATTCGGTGCATTTCGGTGACGGCGATCCGGGAGATATCTTCCCCTGTGCCACCGTTTGCGAAGTAGTCCTCTACGCGCTTTTTCCAAGTCTTCCCTGCAACCTCCGCATTAACAACTTCTTCAACCTCATCGGCGGTCGGTGTCCAATCGCCAGAGAGGTTTTCGTTCGTTACGCTATTGCCCATTGCGTAGGAGTAGATGAAAAAGTCTAGCAGTAAATCTTCGGTATCTTTGAGAAGTGCCTTGTCATTCTTCGGCAGGGGTTCATCGCCAAACTGCATTCGGAACTGGAAGTCAAGCCTGTTCAGTTCGTCCATTGGGAGGATGCTGTTTGCCACAAATCATTCCTCCAAGATGTCAGCAAACTTGTTGTCGTATAGATGATACGCCCGGTCGCGTGGAACAGTAATGATCTCCCCGGTTCGTACAAGACGATTCAACATGATATCTTGATAAGTGCGGAGGCACTTCACGCGATATTCAGTCGGTTCGTTATCCTCAAATTCGCACTTTCCGGGAGACAGGACTTCTTCGTAATGACTCTCTCGCGGTGCAAGCTTGAACGGTTTGACACCCTTGTAGATTTCCTTGACAGGAATCTTCTGCATATCAAACGGGAGAATGAACCCAGTCTTGCCGTTTACGATCCCCTGCTCTTCAGCAACCGGGAATGCCGTGCAGATCACAGGAGTGCCAACCGAAAGCGCCTCAACGATGGAGTACGAATACCCCTCTGTGTCAGAAAGCTGAACAAGGTAATCAGCATCCGCAATGAAGTTCAAAATGTCCAACCGCTGTGGAAGAATCGCAACGCTCTTGTTGAACGGAGTCACCCGCTCGGATGCATCCGTGTATACATCCCAGTGAAACGGGATTCCCGCCTCATCTAACTTCTCCGCAAGGGTAATCATGCGATTCAGACCCTTTTCGGCAGTCAGTCTTGTTGCGGAGATAAGCTTGAGAACCTTGCGCGGTTTCTTTGGCGTGTACGGATTGTACATCGTTACGATGTCTTTCGCCCACGGATAATGCTCACGGATTCCGTTCGTAGTGTTCTCCGCTACGCCGAAGCGCTTCGTGATGCGTCCGTTGTTGCAGGGATTCAGATGACGGCACACATAGTCTGCATGGAAAGTCTGGATGATTTCTTTCGCCTCAAGGTTGTCAAACATATCCTGTTCCCAACCATAACCGAAGATAAAAACATCACAGATAATCTTGTCACCCGGACGATAACGCATGACCCTGCACACCTCTGCGATGTGCTTCATCATGTCCGCATCACCGTTGCGGTAAATTACGGTAATGTCAAAGTCATTACCGTACTTCAGCGCCATCTCATAGCAGTATGTCTCTACGCCGCCGCAAGAGTTGAAGTTGGGAAAGTAAATTACATTTTTAAGGTGATAAGTCCTCACGGTGTCAAATCCTCATCGGAGATCAAACCCTGTGCGCGTAAATCCATCAGACTTCCGCTACGGGGGAAATTATACCGATAAGCAGTCACGCCAGAATACTCAACCTTGGGATTACGCTTTCTAATCTCTTGATGAAAAAACCAATCCTCCCCGGCTTTGACTTTCTCCGGGTATCTAATCCCATCAACGAAAGACCGCCGAATGAACCGACAGGCTTGAGCGCACCACGCTTCGTCCATCTCTTCGTTCAGATGCCAGATATCACCGTTATTGACAAGCAAGTCCATAGCAATGATATCGCCGTCAAAATCGTACAGTCGGTCAATCAAACTGTTGTACGGATTCGTCAGCACCATGTCATCTGACATAAGGAAGTGGAAGAACTCGCCCTTGGCGCTTGCAAGCAGTTTGTTTGCGGTTGCCGCTACGCCAAGATTCTTTCCATTGCTATACACCCGCAGTTTCAGTTCCGGGTGATCCACTTTGTACTTCTTGAGGTTCGCAAGCGTGTTGTCGGTACTGCCGTCATCGCGGACAATGACCTCAATGTCATCTCTGCGCGGGATGGAATCCAGTCCCTTGATAACAAGCGTCTCTTGATTCCACACCGGGGTAAGGATTGAAAGCTTAATCATACACTTCCACCAGTCTCATTTTCTCCGTTGTTGCTGTCTGCCTCAACGATTTCAGCTTCACCGTTGCCTCCATCAGTCTGCTCAGACTCAACAACCTTGGTTGGGTCACCCCACACCATCTTCAGATACTCTTCGCTCATCTTCATATCCTTAACAGGATCATTGGAAATGCCAGACTTCTCAGCCGCCAGTTCCGGGTGCAACCCCGCCGCCATAAGCGTCTGGAATGCCTGTGCCTTGCTCTGGATGTTCGCAGTCTCGCCATGCGGAAAGATGAGTTCAAAATCATTGAAATCAATTTCAAGAAGACCCTTGCGTCTCAGAATCTCAACAATGATCTTGTCAAACTGCCTGTTGCTATCCCGGAACAAGTCTTCCGTGTTTCTCGCAGAGCAGTCCGCTTGATACCATCCGTAACTGGCAAGAATCGCCGCACCCGTGGTGTCATATGTGCTACCACCATTGGAGCGGTTCGGCATAGCGCAGATTCGCAGAACCTCTTCGCGCAGAGTGTCCATCAGAACCTTGGTCTGCGACTGGTCAAGCTGTTCGGCGATAATCTTAAAATCTGCCTTGTTCTCACCGATGCTCCGCAGGGCAATCATACCCGCTCTGCGAATATCCGTAGCGGTTGTGCCGTCCGGGAACTCGCAGTTCACAGCAATTGCGAGGGATTGGATGAACTGCTCTACGCCGTCACAAGCATTACTCGCAAGGTTGCTGATCTCATCCAACAGCGGGATCGCGAGTTCAAAGCAAGAGGTGTTGATGGAATTGTACCGATACTCAATGATCGGAATATACCCCAGATAGTTCTCTTCAATAGAGGTAAGCGTAGTTGCAGTCACAAGATAGTCGCAGTTCGGCTCGGTGCTAATCAAGCGCCCACGGGATGCTCCAGAGAGGTGGTACACTTTCTCTTCTGTGAACACATCAAACATCGCTTCGCCGTCTCGCGTGACAAAGTTCACGCCCATGACAGGCTTGTTCCCCGGCTGAAGACTGTACACAACGAATGCAGAGCGGGGGTCAAGCGCATACGCCTTGAACGGAACATTGATATCGTCATTCGGCTCAACGAACAGAGCGCCCTTGCCAACACGGTGAAACCAGTCGGCGGTCTTGTTATCCGCTTCAGCCTTACCAGAGCGGTAAAGGTACTCATTTAAGCGTTTGACCTTAGTCTGTACCCCTTTACGCCGCGCTGTGTACATACACGGTTTCTGGAGCAGATATCCGTTCTTGAAATCGCATATCTCAGCCGCCGAATTGACTTGCACAATATTAAGAATATCCTCTCGGACTTCCTTGTGCCTATTGAGGATCGGCTGAATGCCCCGCGCATACCAGTACAGAAACTCCTCTTGGAGCATATTCTTAATATGAAATACAAGCGCGGAGTTCAGTTCATCAACGATGTTCTTCTCCGTGACTTCATCAAACGAGGCGTAAATATCCAACCGCCCATACATATCGTTTCGCACCACGGAGGGATGAATAAGATTGTCGGTCAACATCTCACCTCATTTTTGCGGCAAAGGCTTGTCTTCCTTATAGACAAGTCTCCGTCCGTTTTCCAAAACAACCCAACGCCCTTTTTCAAGACGCACAATTGCTTCTTTCCCTGTCATGAGAATGTGCAGTATTGCGTTGATAACTTCCTGTGGCATTACACAACCGCCCTCATATCTTTTCGTTCGCCACTGAGTATGATGCGTGGCGAATCCAAGCACGGTACTTTGTACCCACCGACATCTCCGTAACCGCCATAATCCAGAGAGGCGGCTGAGTTGACAAACAGTTTGCTACAATAGGTAATACTACTGTTGCCCATATTCGGACGAGCATAACCAGTTTTAAGACTCGCAGGGAGATGGGTATGACCGCAACAGTAGATGTCAGCGTCCACAATGTTTGAGTAATCAACCAAACGCTGAATTTTGCCACCCTCTTTGCGTCCTCCACCAGTTCCGTGCGTCAGATAAATCGTATAACAAATCGGACGGTGATGCGCGTGATGGTTTTCATCCCTGCCGAATCGCAGAAACACAAGCGCGGTGTCATCCGAATACCTATCCTCAATACCAAACTGCCGCGCAAGCAAACGGGTCATATCAATTCCGTTCGTCTTGTAGTGCCGATTCTCATGATTACCAGTCACCACAGCAAGGCACTTGTTTGCGATAGGTGAAAGCATATCGGTACACCGTGATAACTGCTCCATAGGAGACAAATCGGTATACACATCACCCAGACTGTTCCGCAACGCGCAGTTCATCAGATCGCCGCCAAAGAGACAAAACGCATTGTCATGCGTCTTCAGATAGTCAATGTCCCTCTGAATCGCACCGATATTGCAATGCGGATCACCGTAATGGTAATCCGCTAAAATCAGCAACTCTATCTCTTTGAAGTCTGCGGATAAGTCCGCTCGGATAGCTTTCATTCAACCACCATTCAGTTAAAGCCGCTCCAAACAACAGAAAGTCATGTAGACCGTCCGTTTCAACGCTTGCGGGAGGTAGCGTTTTGCCCGGTTTAGGTTGCCGTTCCATGCCGGGACTTGCGGCAGAGCGTCCCCTGCCCTTGCTTTAGGCACTCTATCCGTGCAGAAAGGAGAAAAGACACGGATAGGTAGTCTTTATGGGCGTTTGCCCAAAGGTCGGTTGCAGTTTTCCTACATATCCCCCTAACGGAATATCTTGTATTCCATCATGCATTATAACACTATATGTGTGCCTGTCAAGGTTTTCTCCTTGACACTAGAACGGACGCTTTAGGATTTGCACCGTATTTGTGCGATCCGACATCTGCCAATCGGCAAACATAGCGAGTGCGTCCGGGACATCATCGTGCTTGTTCTTACCCATCATGGAATAACCGCAGAGTTGGTTCATCGCGTCACGATATTCCTTGTTTAAGGCGTATAAAGACTCATCTTTGAACAGAATGTGCGACTTGACCACACCAGAAAGAGACTGAATGCGGGTTTCCTTGTTGCTCTGCGTCCATTTCGTAGTGATATTTGTCATGCCGCCCAGTTCCTTGACCCGTTTTTCTACATTCTGAGCGAAAATTGTGCCGCCTCGGTTGGACTCAATACGGCACATACGGACTCTGCGTTCAACCAGTCTCTGTGCGACGCGCTCTTCAACGATCTCAACCTTGCCGTTGTCACAGATAATGGAGTCAAGATAAAAGTCTGTGCCATACTGATAGAATATAGGACATACACAATAGTCCGCACCCTGCTCTTTTGTGTCGCAGATTGCAATAATATTGTCCGGGTCTACATCTGGCAGTTCAAAATAGCGCCGCAGTTCAGCCGGGGCGTATAGCTGTCCCTCTCGCTCTATCGGCTCGTTCATGTACAATGCTCTCCAAGATGCATCGTCCATGATATCGCGCTGTTTGTGCAAATCTGCGGTACTATAACCTACTCCATACGGATAGTCAAAGTTGCTCTCGTCATTCCCATTCAGAGCGGGAAAACGGATAAACTTAGCACACGGATCGCCCTCATATTCACGCTCTAGCCTCCCAATCACATCATGGAGACTCCACCGGGTCGCTATGTGGAGTTCTTTGCATCTTGTGCCTACCTTTCTCTGTCTGAGATCGGTGTAGTAACTCTGCCAAAGCTTGTCCAATCGGTCACGCGACATGGCTTGCTCTATATCAGAAACTAAATCATCACAATAGAGGATGTTCATGGCGCGAACTTTACCCGCATTGCCACTTCCGATGCTTGAAAATTCAAGTGTTTTAAATCTAGCGTCATCCGTTTTCTCATACCCAATGCCAATCATCATGTCTTTGGCATTCGTGGAGATGATAGACAGACCGGGAAACACATCTTTCCAACGGTACTCACCGTTTGCATCCATGATGCGGAGCATTTCACCGTACATACCGCCAAGAAAGCTGTTGTTGTGCGAACCAATCAGATTCGGCAGAAACGGATTGCGTCCGCAAGTCCACGCAAGGAAGAACTCAGCAAGAGTGGTCTTGCCTACACCGGGCGGCTCAGAGATGCCAAGCAACTCAATCTTACCGTTTTCAAGGTCTTGAAGCGCCTCAACACAGGGGTATAGCTGTTTGCGTCTCGGAATGTAGAACTGCTTCTCCGGGGCGCGATCTCTTTCTATATAAATACAGAACGAATCAAAGAAGTGCGGAGCGTCAAACAGATGCGTCCGATAGTACAAATCGTACATTGCCTCGCACTCTATCCCGCGCTTGATGTATCCGTTCGCCTCTGAGCGGATTTTCTTATTCAGTTCGTGCGCGGTATTGAAGTTGTCATCATCGTACACCGTTGTGCCGTAATCCCGCTTGCCGCCACCACGCACAACAACCGCGCCCTCTTGCTCCAGTCCCCTACACAACTCAAACGCATCGGACAGCACATCCGGGTCTTTGCGCTTCAGCAGTTCAACAATCAGTTTCTGATGGTTCATCTACGCCATCCTCATCTTCAACATCGCCATAATCGTCATCAACCCAGTCATCTGATAGGATTTTGAGCAGTTCCTCGCGATGATTCTTAAACCACCGCATCCTGTTATCGTCTTGCATAGCGCCGATCATGACATCTCTGTCATTCATATCTACATTGTAATAGCAAGTGTTAATTTCGCCGTCTTCAGTTATCATCTCCATCGCAATGCAGATGGGGTTTGCCGCTACCAGATCGCGGATAACATCCTCCAACCACTCTGCATATGGGGCGGCAGTCCAATTGTCAGAAGTTTCAATCGCCATCTTCTTTCGCCCCCGTAATCAATTCTGACATCGGCAGTTCCTCAATCCATCGGCAAAACTTCCTCCACTCCGGGAGTCTGTGGTTCTTTCTCTGCCGATAGATTGTCTTCAGTTGCCGATAGTTCGTGGTCATCCGCGCAGTCAGTTCCATCCCAGACGGAAGATTGTAAAGCAACCGCAGATAAGTCTCAGCGCAAGGTGTCCGCAGATATGCATCCCGCAGTCTCTTGCACTCAGCTTTCGTGTTCGGCGTGACAAACTCGTTGAAGCACTGATTGAAGTCCATCTCAGCGGCTTTGTGTATCGTACTCTGACTGCTCACAAAATCAACGAAGTGGTATCTCTGCAACTCCACCCACATCTTGTTACTGCAAGTCAAATCAAACTGCACGATGACCCCGTTCAGCCAGTTATCATGACCCTCGCCAAGATTGCTCTGCGCGAGTTTTGCGATCCCATCAGTCAATTCGCAAGTCTCACTCTCCGGGTCTACGCTCATCGGAAACTTCGCGCCCCGGATGCTGTCACCCAAACCAAACACATGACACTCTTTAATATCCACTGATGATCCTCCTCATCGTCTGTTCCAGACCGTCATGCTTGACCGCCCATTCAAAGCCAAACTCTGTGCGCTTGACCTTGCATCGCGGTTCGCCACCGTTCCAGAACACTACGCCCTCTATCTCATGCTCTCTGAAATACTCACGCATTCCCTCATAGTCCCTTGGAAAGTCCGGGATTCTGATCCTACCGTGCGCTTCAAGATAATCAGCGTCCAACCCATACGGATTGCCCTTAAAATGCGCTCCGACCGCCTCATATGTTCCGTCTTCCCTGCACCACGGTGTATTCAGATACGCCTCAATCAACCACTTATTCTCCGGGATGTCCGTCACAGGAATCCAATACGGTATCTGCCCCGTATACTTGTCCGGGTACTTCTGACACCGAATCGCCACGGGCGGCTCGTTTTCTCCATTGCGCGAACGGATAATAATCCTCTTCCATAGCTTGCCGTGAATGATTGCAACAGGCACTCCATCCACCTTTTCGGTTGCAATGCCCTTGCCCCGCATCACCCATTCAAACCCTGTCCTTACTATATTCAATGCCCTCTTGCCGTCTCCCCGGCGCTCATCTATAAATAGTGTCGGTATCTTTTGCACTCGCTTTGCCCCCTCTTACCCACTATCCTACCATGTTTTTGGGTTTTGCATAGACCCAATTTTGCCGCCCCTTGAGTCAGATCGCGCAAACGAAAACCTTACCGTGCAACAGTCAGCTACAGTTTTTCCCTATTCTTTTCTGTGGCGTATTTTTCTGTAAAAAGATAAATATGCTATTTTTCTGTTAGATTGTAAGAAATATAGTATTATCAATACTTTGAGTACCTTACCTAGTGTCTTACCTAAATCTTACCTAACCAGTTTCGGTAAGGTTTTCTTACATTTTTGCATATATGTCTTGTGTATTGCTTGACTTTTTGTAAGGTTATGATAAAATTAAACCATCTTACAGTGGAGGTTTTTCTATGGAAGAAAACAAAGACAGATACCTTGAGGCGGCTCGGATGATTATGGAGTGCAAGCCAAGCAAACTGCCATATGTTCTTGCGATGTTAAAGCAAGGCGGTTTTGACATTGAGGATTCAGAAATTATCCGATTGAAACAGGCAACCAACAAACGAAAGTCAAAATCCGAATATGACCGCAAGCTTCAAAACCGATGTGTTTGGAGGGCAACTGACGATCCGTTGATTGTCTATCTCCGAAAAGCATATGAACACGGTCAAAATATGAGAGATTTTGCAGCCACAATTCACCTCAGCCGCGCTAGTCTTTACAAAATCATGGCGGGAGATCAGAACGCAAAACCATCAACCCGAAGAGACATTGAAAGCGGCTTGCGACTGTATGGTTGGATTGACGATACTACCGTCCTATAACAAACATCAACTTATTCCCCTCTCTTTTTGAGAGGGGTCTTTTTTGCTTTTGGAGATTTTCAGAAGACAGAGATGATAAGGGATTTTTTGAATTTTCGGATGCTTTTGGGGGTTACCCCGCCCCAGATCAGACTCCCTATTTCCCCCATAGGTAGGTAGGTAATTAATACAGCCTGTTATCACGATATCGCAAGTTATTAAACAAAATAATGTTTTTGTGCAATTATCCCCGGTATTTCATGCGATCCTGAGGTAATATATGATTACATTCCGTATAACCACAAGATATAGTGTTAGCAGTCTATCAATCGTAGTGCTAGAAAGTGTCAAGGGATTTCACTTGACAGGCACGATCCCGGGGTTAGTCTTTTCCTCTCCTATCCAACTATAATCCAAACTTGAATTATCAATGTCTTTCCCTTGTGTACACTTGTACGCTTGTCGCGGACATATTTTATGTATTATTGTATACAATTATACATGAATACATATGGAGTATTACCCAAAAATAACGCTTGCCAATTGTGCAAGTTGCTATTTATGAGTAATACTCTATATTTATCTTGCATTGCGTGAGTAATACTGTTATATTTGCTATGTGAGTATTGCTCACATTGCCTATTTGCTAGGGCTTAGAGTTTAGCAAATCCCGGGTTAGTAAGGGAAAGTACACTAACAGTCTTTTTCAAGCACTTTCCTATTAGAAAATGCTATGCCATGGCAATAGCCAAAAAACTATATCATTATGAAAAGAGGAAAAGACAATGAAAAAAGAAAGCAAAGCGGAGGTCTATAATCAGTATGGGATCGAATTCAAAGCCGGAAAGATCAATGCGCCAATGTTTGGTTTTATCAATCCTTTGTTGGTTGATGGGAATGAAAAGATCGGAAAAGGCATATACCATTTTAGTACTTTGCCTGGTAGCGGAATGTACAGGATCATGCTTTCCGAAAACGATCCTATGGATATCAAAGGCACTTGCGTTTGTGATTGCATAGGCTGCTATGCGAAAACAGGCAATTACAATTATGCTAGTGTACAGAAAGCGCTTGCAATCCGTACGGCTTTGGCAAGGCTTTATATGGAATTCACAGAAAAAGCAATCAATGCACAGATCAAAGCGGAAAACGTCAAGTTTATTCGCATTCATGCATCAGGCGACTTCTTTAATATGGAATATGTCGAAATGTGGAAAAGGATCGCTAAAGCTAATCCGCAAGTTACTATGTGGACATATACCAAAAACGCGCAAGCGGAAAGTGCTTTTGATACTGTGGATAATGTGAACATTGTAAAAAGCATGATTCCAGGCAAAGGCTTTAATTTCGGACATTGCGATTATATCTTGTCTTGCTATGAGTATCTTAAGCAAGCCGGAAAGCAAGTTTATATTTGTCGCTGTGGTATCGACAAAAATCAGCACTGCACAAATTGCAAGGGATGCAGCAAAAACGAATACGTCTTGTTTATTGAACATTCCACAGGATACAAAGCGGAAAACGATCCTTTATTCCCTGTTTTGAAAAGCCTGATTGAATCACAGGCAAAGCCGGAATAATTGAATACGGCAGCTTTAAACGCTGGCAATAGCCCATAATTAACAGTCAAGCGATAGTTGATTATAGGCTATAACAAGCGCTTAAAACGCTAAAATCAAAGAAAAGAGGCATTCAAAAATGAACATTCAAAGAAAATACCATATTGAAAAAAACAGCTTTCCGATTGACGGCGTATACCGTTACAATGCACAAGTTTATATTTCAATTGACGGTGGAAACAATTATTACTATTCCGGCATAGGGCGATTTTGCAAAACACTTAAAGAGGCAAAAGCCTATTGCAAACAATACAAAGCAAACCATGCATAAAATAGCGTAGCAGCGTTTTTTCGCTGCTGCTAACATTCGATTGTATCATGTGATCGAATGCTAGCACAAGCGAAAAAAATGCACGTTGAAAACAGAAAAGCCATAGCAAGCCAAATTTCGCGATTGCAGCCATAGCAAGCCAAACAAGGCATATACACAAGGCAAGGCAAGAAACGCCGTAAAACGCAATAAACAAGCCTTGTAAAGCGATTGCATGATAGCAAGGCAATTATGGCAAGTTAGCAAGGCATGATCCGCAGCGTATGGTATAATTGTATACAATCATACAGTAATGCAATCAGGCATATTGTATACAGTCATGCAATGTGTACATGGATGCTTGAATATGAGGATACCACCATACCAGTATGCGAGTACCCATGTACCCACGCACACGGTCGGTCGCCCTAGCGGTCATGTGCTTTCTGCGTGTTCTGGCCTTTCTGCGTCTTTTCTGCACGTTCTGCGCTTTCTGCGCTGAATGAATACACAATATCACATTAGGAGGTGTTCTGCAATGGCAAAAGCAAAAGTGACTTTTCAAATCTGCATCATTGGACATCGTGCCTACTTCAAAAACCGCATGATTGCCACAATCAGCAAGCACGGTTCTGTCCGTTGGGAGATCCCGGAGGATGACTCCAACAATCTGCCGATGTATGTGCTTTCTGCGGTTCAGATGTTCGCTGCCGATGTGGCAAGGCTGGCAGTTTGACCGGGACATATTCCAAGCGCATAACCTTGGTTGTGCGTTTGGGCAGTTGCCCTGGCAACGATAAATTAAAGAGGAGGCGTACAAATGATTATCAACAGCATTGACGATATCGTCAAGGGCAAGGGATTAGAAGAGCAGGAACAGCTTGAGCATTATGTGTATAAGTACACTGAATGCGGCGCATGGATCACATGGGATGACCACAGCGTGACCATTGGCAGCATCGTGGAGGGGTCTGACGCTGAATTCAGCGAGTCTTTCTGCTTCCCGGTTGACTCTGATGCCCTGGACGCATGGGTCAACGAACTGGAGGCGCTGTGCGATGAGGCATGGCATGAAGCAAACGATGAGGACTATGAAAACGATATTTGACTATTGACAGGGTATGACCCATCATGCTAAAATGGGTCATACTCAAAAGAAAGGAGCAATTATAATGGTAGTTTCTGCAAAGCGCAAGGAATGGGAAAAAGAGAAAACGGTGGTCATATCCATTAGACTACAGAGAAGCACAGACGCAGACATTCTGTCATTTCTGGACGGCAAGGCAAAGCAGACGATCATCAAAGCGGCACTGCGCGAGTACATGAACAAGCACCCGGAAAAGCGGGAGTACCGTTACGGTATGCGGCTGAGAGGGTTCAGTCCCGGAGCGCAACCCGGTGACAGCATTCGGCGTGAGGACGATCCCACAGGCAAGTACTGGGACATCGTGGTCTATGCAAGACAGCTTTCTGAGGCTGAGATAGCTGACTATGAACTGGATGATCTGAATTGAGAGGTGGATAATATGAACGCACTAATCCTTATCGGCATCATCATCTGCATCTGCAAGCTGATCTCTTCTGCGTCATCCCGGTCTGCGGAACAGCGCAAGACGGACACATGGAAACGCATTGCACAGGAGCAGAACCGCATCCGTGAGGAGCAGAACCGGGCGATCCTGTGGCAACAGGAACAGGAGCGCCGCAACCGGGAAGAGATGCAGAAGCGCATTGCTATGGAAAAGGCAATCGCCAAAGCCAAGAAAGAGCGTGAGCAGATGCGGAAAGAGCAAGAGCGCCAAGCCAAGGCAATTCAGAAGCACGAAGAAGAGATCGTTAAGCTGAAGCAGACGGTGGAACAGACTTCTGCGGACATCGCATTTCTTGAAGAGCGTTCTGCGGAACTGTACGCACAGCTAGACTTTGTTCTGCTTCAGCAGTCCGCAACCACACCGGGTAGCAAAGAGTTTGAGCGCTACCAGTCCAAGATCGTGACTCTGCACAATCAGATTCACAGCACAGAGAACAGACTCAGCAAGGCACAATTCAACCGCACACAGGCACAGCGTAAGCTGTCGGCGTAAAGAAAGGGGTATCAACATGGCACAGAAGACTCGCAAGGTCATGGACTTGCAGATGGACGGCAAGTGGTACATCTGCATTGAGGATCGCACCACAAAGAGCAATCCGTACAAGCTTTATCAGAAGTGGTGGGATAGCGGATGGCACAGGAAGAAGATCGTGGAGTACTGCGACTTTGACAGCATCCTGTTCCACATCATGCAGATGAAGTATCCCAAAGTTGCGTGGGATTTGACCGCATGAATCATCACAAACAATTAAGCCGGGGTGGTTAATTCCATCCCGGCTTTTTTGTTATTCTGCGTCAAACAGACTGTAGTTGTTGGTGTCTATGTTTTCTGTTTTGAGATAGTCTTCAAACCTAGGACACGATTTGAAAATCCACTTGCTGTTGCACCATCTCTGAAGATGCCGTATCTCTTGCGGGGCGTTTGGCTTGTCATAGATCATAACATACGGATCGTAACCAAGCTGATGCAGGGATGAGATTCGGAAGAGATTTTCTTCCATCGTGCTATTAAAGTTTGTTAGAACATAGACTGTGGCAATGTTTTTCTTTCGTCTGAAGCTATAGGCAAATTCTTGAAACTTTCCTAGCAGATCGTCTTTTGGATTGTCCCAAGCGAAATGAATGGTCTTCAGACGCATTCTGTTGAGGTCTGCGATGTCTGCATCGTTCAGCAGTCTGATGTCTAACCCTTGGTTAAAATCAATCATTGCCCCAGTTTCTGCGTACTGGTTGAATAAATCACGCTTTTCCCGGCAAGCTGTTATATTTGGATCAAGGACTTGTATCTCGTTCTGCCCATTCCAAAAGTCAGAAACATCAGCAACTTTGTGGGATATCATGCCCTCTTTTGCTTTGACATGACAGAACGCGCACCCTCTTGGACATCCTCTTGAGGTCATAGACACTGCAAAAGTAAACTGCGGATAGATGGAGTAGTCCGGGAACATCCTTTCCATGTAATCTGGCAGTTGTGTGTGTGTGTGTGTGTTGAACACTTCTCTGCCGTTCTCGTTCTGAATGTTGTAACCAGTGCCACCTTTGATGATAACATCTGCGTTAAGCGGTTCTGCGACATCCGGGGAGTAAGCATCAGAAAATATCTTACTCATGTACACGATATCATAATGAATTAGATCGCTCCACCACCACTCAACATCGTCTCCTTGCGACTTATGCCATGCGCTAATTCGCATCAACGCAAGGTTTGGAAAGTTATGACCATCTACATCAATTAATCCTATTTTGATGCTATCACCTACTGTTCCAACATGATAAATGTTCCATATTCGCCAACATGGTCAAACAGTACTTCTCCGCGCTTTAATGCTTCTACATCGTCCATCGTAAGCTTGTAATATCCGTTTCCAAAGACGCTATCCTGTCTACACACTTCTCCGACTTGACATCGTTGTAGCTTATTCGTAAACCACGATGCGTCACTTCTGTTTTCTTTGCACAACTCTCTGCTGTTATACTTTGCACATCTTCCATAGCAGTAAAGGTCGCACCCCGTATCTACTTCTGCCATTTTTCTCCTTTCTATCTACTGATCTGCACAAACAATCGTTTTGATTTGCAGAACGGACACCACATCGTCTTGCGATGCTGAAACTTAGTCTTCTGGTCTGCCCTCTTGTACGCTATGGTAACATATCGGCACACAGGACACAGAAAGACTCTTCTGACATGACCATGGTGCTTCATCAGTCATCCGGGAGGGATTCGTACTTCTTCGCAATCTCCGTTGCGGTCATCCGTTCGCCAAGCGGATCATCACGCTCGTTGCTCTGCCCGTTGCCCTCAATCATGTTGAAGTGTGACTTCTGCCACCAGATGGTCAGCACCCGGTCAATGCTCCCTGCCGCCGCCGCCGCCTCCATGCCCGCTCCAATGACGGACTCAAGCATTTCTGCAAATTCTTTGTAGCGCGGGTCGGACTCTTTGCGTGTGCCGTTCTTCCACCGGGAATACTGCATTCTGCTCATTCCAAGCGCAAGCAGACAAGTGTTCACAAGCATCGGCATACCGCACTGAGTACAGAGTTCAACATAGCGGATGAGTCCATTGTATAGACTCTCAATGTTGTCCTTGTTCACGGTCTGCCCCATCTTCCAACACTCAGTCACGAAGTACCCTGCCGCACGGTTCAGATCGGCTTTGTCCTCCCGCATCATGGGAGACATGGAGTTGTTCTGCCAGTTGGTCAGCATCTTCTCTTCTGCGAGAGTGCGCTTGTTCTTGCTACCCTTTGGTCTGCCCGGTTTGCGCTTCGGCGCTTCAGATAGCTGTTCATTTGATTGGCTCAATTTTTCCACCTCTTATTCCATCGGATGTCATTGATTATTGCCGATACGCAAAAATATCCCAAAGCAAACATTGCGAAAATTGCAAACACGCACAGCAACACAATCATAATTTTGTAAAGCAAAGGTAATGAAATGTTCAAGGTTTCGCCTCCTGTTTCAACCATTCAAGCCAACACTTTTCTGCTTGGCAAAAGTCTTTGTGTCCGCAATCTCCCGGAGGGCAGTTTCCCTGTTGTAGTTTCCACATCTCGTCTGCCAGTTCCTCGTCCGTCATTGCGCGGATGCGGTCGGCGTTGGTCTGTGGTTTAACAACAAAAGTGCTACTTTCATAGATGACAGGATATATGCACGCTGTCATGCTGCAAAAGCCATGCCCATTAAGATGACCGCACCGTCCGCAATTTGGGTTATCTCCGTACCAGTAGTACATCACTCGCCCTCCTCTGCCGGGATGATGGTCGGAGCATTGTTTAGAGCATCAATTACACTTTGATACAGCGGCGGCAACAGTTTCATCATGGCATCCGCATCAATCAGTCTCCCATGCGGCGGGACGGGGACGAGAGGACACCACTCTGCTCTGCCGTGGTCTGGACACATATACTCGTCTGCACTTGTGCCGCAGTAGCAACCGCCGCCGAATCCTAACGGGCAGTTGTGGCAGTCGGTCGGCATCTCCACGCCCTTTATCAGTACACTCACGCCCCCACCCCCATCTGCAAGGCAATCTCTTTCAGCGCACAACAAAGACGCTCTGCCGTATCTCGGTTCAGACGCTCGGCATCCATCGCGGAACTTACATTTACCCTTTCATCGTCCTTGCGCGGAAAAGCTCCACGAATCTCGGACAGGATTGCTTCTGCCGCCGTGACAGCTTCATTCAGCCGCTCATTCGTCATCCGAATAAGCATTTTCAGATTCTCCCGCTCCACGGGAACGCTCGGTGTCATGTCGGTTGCGGTGTCAATCGCGTTGTAGCAGTAGTTCATCATGTTTCCTCCTTACAAATCTTTAAAATGCGCTTCGTCTGCATCTTCTCAATGAGGCACTTCACACGACATCCAAAACGAATAATCTTGTCGCAATTCTCACAACAGTTATTTAACTCGCAGAACGACCAGAAATAGCCATAGGTTTTGTCGTATGTGTGCCGCCCGTCCTCAAGTTCTTGTCTTGTCGGTATCATGTTTTCCCCTCCCATTCTGTATAGATGCGTTGACCACCAAACAAGACGCACTCGCGGACTGGTACTGCTGTGCCTACTATTTCTGCATAGTTTTTTGCAGGGTGGTAGTAGTCTTGCCCGTTTAGTCGGTAGCTTTCCCCTGTGATCTGAACAATTCCGTTTGCGCGGATTGTCACCTCTACAAATCCCTCTTTGGGCATCTCCATATCTTTAATTAAGATGCTCACGAAGATTCCCCCTTACCCGGCGTACCGTACTCCCATTCGTTTGCCCCATCACATTCTGTGTGTACGCACCCGCAAGAGTAATCATCGTCAAACGAAGTCCGTTTCTTGCAGTAGCGGCAAGCATATACGCCACTCGTTTTGTTCACTTGGTCGGAGATGTACTTTTGGAAGTCTTTTTCAATGCGTTCCATGTCCGTCTTGTATTTGTATCCCATTGCAACAACAATCGCGCCCAAAGTAATCTTGTCTTTATGTGGGATATCCATATCACAGATCGTGTTATTGAAGTGCTTAACCATTCCGTCCATGTCACGCTCAATTAGGTCAAGCATTATGCATCACCATCCTCTTCTTCAAACCCGCGCCCAAAGCAATCCTTGTAATCCTCGCACCCCGCAGGGCAGTCAAACATATACTTCGGATGTCCGGGAGCGCAACACTTGTGGCAGTCCTCATCTCCGTCATAGTTCACGCAATGCTTGTAGACCATTGCTGTTAACCCCCATTCTGCCACCTACACCCATCGCAAGCGCCCTTGTGCGAGTTCTTGTAGTTCCCGCACCGCAAGCACAGTTCATTGCGGCAAGTCTTCAGTTCTTTCTCGCACTCTTCCCAACCAAGCTTGTACCCTGCGTTGAACGCAGACACATACGCATCTGCCAAGTCTTTAGAATTCATACTATTCCTCCCAAAAATCTTTAGTCTTTTCGCCTTTCTTAATCCAACAGCGCTGAGTTCCATACGATCCGCAGTGCCGGGGACTCTTGCAACGCTCCCAGTCTTTCAATTTGTTTAAGATACGCCCAAGGTCTTTGCTCTCTGCCAGAGATGGTTCTTTTGGAAAGTCCGGGTTAGGACTCAACGCCCTGTGACATACTTCGCGCACACAAGTGAGTTCTCCGGGGTTTTTCTTGTCCAGATAGGCACGGATAGCACCCACACGCCAATCGTCTTGCATCGCATTTTCCTGTGCCTCACGGTACAGTCCGACATACTCTTGATTGGCAAAGTTAGGCATCTGGTGCTTCTTGTACCGCTCCCTTGCCTCTGCCCAACACTGCAAGATGTACTCGCGAATTTCTGTCTCATGAGCATAGACTTCATATCCGTTGCTGTGGACTTCCACCGGGTAATATCTGCGGTTTCCAGTCTTGTCCACCAGAGGATTGCTGTCATTGCTAGTCCCAAGAAAGATGCAACGCCGGGGAAACTCTGAGACATTCTTATCCCAAGGCTTGCGATAGGAATCCACAGCGCGAGTGATATACGCTTTGACTGCTTCTTGGTCTTTGTTCTTGGTAAGCGCAAGCAGTTCGCTGATCTCGCATATCCACTTCCCCTGCAACTGTTCAATCGCGGGTTGCCCCTCAACAGCGGTAATCTCTCCGTAGTAGCTGTCATGAATTGCAAGGTATCTGATAAGGGTTGACTTGCCCTCGCCCTGCTCTGTGCCTATCAGAATCGGCACATCGTCAAACTTAGTTCCGGGAGCGTACAATCTGTGAATGCCACCCGCAAAGATCAACCGGGATACTTCCCTTGTGTACGGACTGTCATCCACAAGCGCCCACTTGGACAGGAAATGCTCACAGCGGTTCTCGCCGTCCCACTTGATAGCATCCACGATGTCAAT